AATGTGGTCGATGATGCGGACCGGATCGGAGAAGCTCACTCGCTGTCCTCCTCTTCGTCCTCGTCCTCGTCCTCGTCTTCGTCCTCGTCCTCTTCGTCTTCGGGGTCGGGGCCGAACCACTTCTCGTAGTCGTCGGGGCCGCATCCGTCGGGGTAGTTCCAAGCCATATCGTTCTCCTTAATCGAAAATCCAGTGGCAGATGGTGGCAGCCGCCATTGCCGGCAGGATCACCAAGCCGAAGAAGCCGAGTAGACCTTCGAGGCCCTCGATGAAGTACCCGACTACGCCAGAGCGCACCGGCTCCGTGCCGTCCGTGCCGAAGTAGGTGCGGCGGGCGAGCTCTTCGAGATAAGAAATGACGCGCTTCATGACTCACTCCATGATGTCGATCGAGAATACGATCTGGTCGGGATTGCCGACCTCAATCGAGGATCCGTCAGCGAACTCGTGACGCTCCGTCGCGTCATACGAGTCCGTACCCATCGGGTACGTAACTCGAACCGATGCATGACGCACTCGGGCGATCCATCCGTCGGCAAGGCGGCGATCGTAGAATCCCCGCTCATCTCTGGAGATGAGATTGAGCTCGCGCTCAAAACGTTCTGAAATCTTCATGGCAACTCCGGAAAATGAAAAAGCATTCAAACGCTCCTGGGAGAGAACCCGCCGCTCGTCTGGCGTCCGGGAGCGTGTGAATGCTTTCTGGTGAAGGGGTGAGGGAGCCGGGGTGAACGCAAAAGCCTCTCGTCTGCAGATGCCCCGGCTTTGGGATCTGGCCTAGTGAGCCGCCAGATCGGCACATATCTGCGTCATGCCGTTTGCCCTCAAAGTCGGCAAGGAAGTGCCTCTATAAAGCACCGGATGTTCTTCGCGACCGCCTCGTACTTGTCAGGCGTGCGCACTTTCGACAGTACATAGGGGTCTGTGAACATGTAGAAGCTGAGCGCAGCGGCGAACGCTCTGCAATCAACGCTGAGCCGGCAGATGTCTTCGGCGGTCGGCTTCTTGATGCCGAGGCCGAGGAAGTACCCGGCGGCGAAGCTCTCGAAGTTTTCGATTTTTCTCATGTTGTTCAGGCAATAAAAAAGCCCCCGGCAGTGCCGAGGGCGGGATGAACAAGGTGTTTAGAGCGTGAGATCTGGTGATTACTTTTCTTCTTTTACGTCGTTACGCCATAGTTTTGGCATAAGTAAACCGATGAGCGATGCTGTCGGGACAGCCAAGAACGCGCATGTCACGATTGTTGGTTTGTCCATGAGCGCGCAAACGATGGCGCATAGAACGCAGGCAAGGGAAATGGCCAGACCGATGTTCTGTCCTTTTTTCTGTGCCTCAAGAGCTCCAGCGCTTTCTTTCGCTGCTATGTCAACAAGAGTGGATTTGTTTTTGGCATCCTGATCGATGGCAGAGTGTCGAGCATTTTGTTCGGCCTCGGCCATTCTGACGATTCTGTCTGCGATGCCAGGGAGAATATTCTCATACCGCGCCAAAATGTCCGGGTGAGGCAAAGGTCCCTCAAAGGTTTCGGATTTTGCCGCGATTAGCTGAGCTTGAGCCTCTGTCTGGACGTCCGGCACATTGTCTTCAACGTCGGCAATGCGTTCTAGTTGCGTCGAGCTCTTTTCTGGCATAGGTCACAGCTTTGTCGAAGTCGCTTTTAATGTTGAGCATGTCTTCTGCCGGCGAGCGGTAGGACGTCTCGAACAGGCGACGATCAATTTTCGTTTGCACGCGAGGCGGGTTCAAGGCTACAAAAGGAGCCACCAGCCCATTGCGCACGCCTTTCATGAAATTCGTCATGAACGATGTGTTTGGCTGAGTCATGATATTCCCTTCCTGAAATCAGGGCATGTCATAGAAATTCGGCGCGGAAACCTCTGTCTTCAGACAGGGGAGGAAGCGCGGTCGTCCTTTCTTGTGAAAGCCCATCCAAGCGTCCTCTCGCCAGTCCCCTACGCTTGAACACATGCGAGAAGGCGCTTGAATCGGCTTTCGATCAGGTCGCGGCTGCGCATCGTCTGCGCTCTGGCCGCTCGGGACGTGCGTCCTCTGCTTCGTTTCAGCTGATCCTGATCTAGCTCGTGGGGCGTGTGGCGATCGTCCGTCGCCATCGAGCTTGCGTCGTTTTCAGGTGGTCCCCATCCCAACCGCACTGGAAGATACCCTCCAGCCGTCCGCTCACTTTTCATGCGCGACCTTTGCGACTACCGTTCCGTCGCGTGATGCGCTCCCGACAGACCCTTCTGTCCAGGATCGCACCCGTTTGGCGGGCGGTCCCCGACACAGCTAAGTGCCGAGATTCGATGCCCTTCCCATCGACGCCCGTTCTTTACAGTTCGGAGTTCTGACAGAAGCGGCGAGTTTGCTAATAAGCGCATCACTGTTCTGTCATTAGTGAAAAGTATACGCGATAAGGGCGGAAATGTAAACCCCCCACTTATAGGGGAAACCCGTAGATGTTGTAAACGGGCAAAAAAACCAGTCCTTTCGGACTGGCTTGGTGTGAGTTAATTGTTGTCGGGGAACTACACGGCTCGCACAACACACGTTGTCACGACTCTGCCCAACACCTTAAAGCCGTGCTCCATCTCTTCGGGTGTGAGTATGTACGGCTCATATCTTGGGTTGTCACTAATAACTTTGATGTTTCTGCCCTGTCTTTGGAAGCGCTTAATAAAAAGATCGTTATCCAGCATGAAGGCGAACATTGAATCGGTGTACGCGCGAGTTGCTGAGGTATCGATGACCACAAAGTCCCCATCCGCAAGCGTAGTCGTCATTGAGTCGCCAGTGACGCCGATGATGTTGAGTGCTTGCGGATTGGCTGTGCCGCAATACCGGTTGATCCACTGGTGATTGACCTTGATCATCTTGACTACGGTTGTGGTAGCAAGCTGCACGCCGTTTCCGCACGACGCATGAACGTCGAGAAGCGGAATACAAACTCCGTCGTCGTCCACTAGAGACTGGCGGCTTGGGTCGTCGTCTCGCCCGGTTAATAAATACGAAGGTGAGACATGGAGCTCTTCAGCCATTGCCGCCAATTCAGCAATGCCGGGGGTTCTCCTTCCCATCATCCAGCCGCTCAGAACCTGAGGGCTGACATCAATTTTTCGCGCAAAGGATGCTTGAGAGATGTTTCGCTCGTCAAGGATTGCGCGGACTCTGTTCATTAGTTCCATAAGTCCTCCTTTGACAACCTTGAGTGTAGATGACGTAAACGCCTCACGTATTTTGTGATATGCTACAGCATAAGTGGAACACGTACATCAAAAGGAGGACGTTTTGAATATCATTCAGCGCGCCATTGAGAAGCTTGGGAGCGGGGCAAACCTTGCTCGTGCCGTTCAGGTTGCGCCTCAAGTTTTGAATGGCTGGATAAAGAGAGGGCGAGTCCCGGATCACATGGTATGGACATTCTGTCGTGCAACTGGGTTTATGCCATGGGAAGTCCGGCCTGATCTCTATGACAGACCGGAAGGATATCTGGCAAAAGTCTCTCAGCTCGTAACGACGAGTAATGAGGCTTGAGGAGCGGTTATGAGCTACGAGGCCATGCACAAGGTGAGGGCATGCGGTCTTACTGACCGCACCCTTGTCGATGTCCTTGACTCTTTGGCCTTTTTCTTGAATCAGGAATCGGGCCTGTGCTTTCCGTCGACCGATTCAATCGCACGAGTTGCGCGATTGAGTCCGAACATTGTTCGCCGAGCGGTAAAGGATCTAGAGACGGCGGGATACATCTCCACGTATCAGGAGCCTGGTGGACGACGGAATTTCCAGTTGCACTTGGAAAGGCTCCCAGACGGCGATTGCTCAAGCCAGTCCGCGGCAGAAGTGAAAGGGGTTTCACATCTTGAAGGGGTGCGCGAACTTACAGGGGTTTCAGAAGTGAAAGGGGTTTCAGAAGTGACACCCCTCCCCTGTCAGAAGTGTGACCCCTCCCCTGTCAGAAGTGAAAGGGGACCCCTGTCAGAAGTGACACCCCTCCCCTGTCAGAAGTGTGACCCCTCCCCTGTCAGAAGTGAAAGGGGACCCCTGTCAGAAGTGACACCCGAACAAGGAATTAACAAGGAATATAACAAGGAATCTAACAAGGAAGAGGAACAAGGTAGCTTGCCCGCGCAAGCGCTGTGGGAAACCGACCATCTTACCAACGACGGTAAAAATGTCGAAAAGCCGAAGGCAACAAGAGCCAAGCCTAAAACTTCCTGTCCTTTCTCTCCTGACGATCCCATCCCGCCCGCCTACCTCGAGTACGCGAAGCAGAAGCACCCGAGCATAGACGCGCAGGCCGAGTTCACGAAGTTCGTGGACTTCCACCTTTCCAAGGACAACCGCTACTGCGACTGGTACGCCGCTTGGAGAACGTGGACGACGAAAGCAGAAGAGTTCGCCAAGAGCAGGCCGCAGAGCCAGTCGTACACACCACGCAACAACAAGCCGCTCATCTTTGATGAAGCCTACTACGGAGACGGGATTTTTTAATGGAATTAAAGGGAACGTTTTCTCGACCGGTTGAGATGATCTGCCCCAAGCACGGGAAGTACATCGCGGAGCAGGCAATCGTCTCTGGTCAGATTGTCCACACAAGCCAATGTCCCAAGTGCAAAGAGGAGCGTCTGAACTCGCCTGAGTTCATCGCCGAGCAGAAGCGCAAGCACGATGAAGCTGAAGCCCTGGAACGCAAACGCACTGAAGACGCAAAGAAGGAGGCTCACGACACCGCTGTGCGCCGCGCATGCATCCCTGATGAGTTTGTAGGCAAGACGCTCAAGAGCTTCAAAGAAACGAATGCACAGCTTCATGAAGCAATCCGTCAAGCCCGTCTGTACGTCGCCAATTTCGAGAAGGTTGCAGACAAAGGTGTCGGCTTCTGTCTCTACGGCCAGTGCGGTACCGGCAAGACGATGTTGGCCTGCGCGATCTTGCAGGAACTTCTCGGCAAGGTGCAGGGCCGCTATGTGCCGATGTGGGATGTCCTTCGCGCCATTCGCAAGGCAGACGCCTTCAAGGCTGATGAAGACGAATACAAGGCGTTGCTGAACGCTCCGCTCCTCGTTATCGACGAGATCGGCGTTCAGAACGGTTCGTCCTTTGAAGAGTCTCAGCTTATGTCTCTACTGGACGTGCGCTACAGCAAGCACCTTCCGACCATCTACGTCACGAACCTTCTGCCGGACGTGAAGCCCGATACCAAGGAAAGCAATCCCAACACGCTTAAGGCGAAGCTGGGTGAACGAATCTTTAACCGCATTTATGGTTCGAGTGTCTTTCTCTACTTCAAGGGTGAAAGCCAGCGCAAGCGAATCATGAGCATTGAGGAGTTGATCTGATGATCCTTGATGAATTTACAGGCCGAAACCGCAAGCGCACCGAGTTTGTGGACGCGCAGGGCAAGCACTGGATAGTCCGCACTGATCCAGTCTTCCGAGACTACAAGCTCGTTTGCTACGAGACTGTGCTTCTGCTCCAACTGGACCGCTGCAACAAACGGCACGGACTCGTCACCAGCGCAACGAAAGAACGCGCACTCATGAAGCACGATGCCTTTGTCGCACGGCTACAGCGAGAAGACGCAACGAAACAGGAGGGAGTATGAGATGGAACATCAAGGGCTTCGACCAGTACGAAGTCGACGAGGCAGGTCAAGTCTGGGCCAAGCCGCAAAAGCGCCGATTCGGCAACAGCTGTCGCCTGATCCCCGAAAAGCCACTAAAGCTGGAAAAGGCGGGCACGTGGCAGATGCGGAAGGCGGGGCTCCCGCAACGCCTACGCCCCGACGAAATTGAACAACTCAAAATCGCTAAAGGAGAAACCGATGCAAATCACTCGTAGCGCCCGCATGTCCGAAATCAAAGACGAGGATTTCGAGCCGATCGAGAAGGACGGGAAGCTCAATGCCCCCAAAATCGGCGAGCGATGCCTTTTCCTGCTCAGAGCCTGGCACGGGCGTCCTGTCAAGGGATTCAGAGTGTTCGGCTATCGCGAGGACGACGCGCTCATCTACGTACCTCTCTACAAGCAAAGCCTGTCGCTCCTGAACGTCAAAGGCTGGATCCTCGCTGGCGGTGAGCCGTTCTACAACGGACGCTTCGGAGGTGCGAAATGACCAGTCTCTTCACGCCCGACGAGATGCCACGCGTCGCCAAAACGCTCAAGACCCTCGAGACGACGATCGACACGGTCGTCTGCGCAGGTAAAAGCCAGCACGTGCGAAATCATTCATGGGATCGCTTGGACAACCGCAAGCGCGTCAAGCAGGCTCTTCGCGCCGCAAAGCATCAGGCCGACTCCATGCTGCGACTGATGGAGCGCACCGACCTCGAGAGGCTCGCGCATGAATAAACGCGTACTCGCACTCGGCCGCATGAAGGCCGGCGCTATGAACAAGACGGAGGCGGCTTATGCAGCCACGCTAGAGGCCGCCAAAAACGCGCAGGAGATCGTCTGGTATGCCTTTGAAGGCGTCACCCTTAAGCTCGCCGACGGATGCCGCTACACGCCGGATTTCGCCGTTCTGCGGGCTGATGGCCTCATGGAGATGCACGAGGTCAAGGGCTACTGGACTGAAGACGCACGGGCAAAAATCAAGGTAGCGGCAGACAAGTTCCCGTTCCGTTTCGTCGCGGTCTACAAGCAGGCGAAAAAGGACGGCGGTGGCTGGAGATTTGAGGAGTTTTGAAGTGATCACGAAGGAAGAGGAAAGACGCTTGCGCAACTGGGCTAGAGCAAACCGCGAATGCCCTCGGGCAAAGAAAGGCGCAACACTGGTTTTCTGCGAGTCGCTTCGGTACTACTACGATCGCCAACCGGAAGCGGATGAGCAACCCCCAGTCAAGCGATCTCTCCCTGCCGCAAAGGGAATAGATCTGGCGGATGCCGATCTACTGGATGAGGCTTACCGCGACAAGCGCCTAACCAATGTCTCCCGAAATCTCCTAAGGCTCTACTACTGTTGCTTCACCTCTCCAAGCGTGATCGAGCAGAAGTTATCGCTAGGACAGAAAACCTTCCTTATGCACAAAGAAAGAGCGGTAGCAAAGCTTTTCGAAATCGCCGATTCTCTCGAAGAAAAAGTGCTAAAATAACAGGGTATTGATAGAGCAGTTGGCTCTCGGTTTGACTCCGCAGCTCCCGAAATGGGAGCTTTGTCATGTCCGAAAGAAACGAACCCGCAAGCAAAAGCAAGCGTTTCAGAGCTTGGTTTACGTTTCAAGTGATGTTGAACAGGGGTGGGAGCAATAGCTCCTGCCCCGCTTCTAAGAGGTCACATATGCGTTATCCAATTGTTATTGAACGCGGGGACGAGACCCACGCGTATGGCGTCGTAGTTCCTGATTTGCCCGGATGCTTCTCGGCTGGCGATACGCTCGACGAGGCCTTCGAAATGGCGAAAGAAGCTATCGAAGGTTGGATCGAGTGCGTGATGGACGATGGAGAGGAAATCCCCAAGCCTTCTACGATGGAAGATATTTCTAAGTTGGAGGAATATCAGGGCTGGATTTTGGGTTCGGTTGATGTGGACTTTTCCAAGCTGTCTGATAAGGTTGAGAGGGTTAACATCACGCTTCCTGCTCGAATCCTTCGTAGGTTAGATGCTCAAGCCCGGAAGGCTGGGGTGTCGCGCTCCGGCTATCTCTCACAGTTAGTCATGAGCGTGTAAGGCTGAGCGCAGACGTAAGGCGATCCTTTTTTGGGGTCGCCTTTTTGTTATCCGAAAAAAACGAAAGCCGCAAGTGCTACCAACACTCGCGGCTTTCTTGTGCAACTTCAACGTAAAGAGCAAGTTGCGTATGAGTATTTTACCGCAATTCGATCTTGGAGCTTTTATGAGCAATCCAGATTTGCCGCTCTATGGACAGGTCTTTGCCTACGGGATCGGCCTTGCCGGGCTCGGGTTTGGGTGCCGGCAGCTGATTGCCGCATTGGCGGAGTTATTGAAGTTGCTTCGGCGCAAAGACGATAAGTGTCCAAGATGCTAACCGATCCCTTGAAGCAAGTGCCGGGCGACTGGCGTGTGATTCGATACCTCATCGTTGCTACGGCCTTGATGGGGTTTGGGTTGTTCTTTGCCTATGCGCTGAATTCCATGGCCAGCGTTTGGCCGTTCTAACTCTCAAAAAGGAGGTGCCATGGCATCAAAACCGAACGCCTCCAAGATGGGGCGACCTTCGATCTACACGCCTGAACTGGCAGAGAAGATCTGCGAATTGATCCGAGACGGGGTATCTGAGCGGAAAATCTGCGGGATGCCTGGTATGCCGGGATGGACTACATTAAACCGCTGGAAACTTGAAAATCCCGACTTTCGGAACCGGTCCGCGCGCGCGCGCGAAGCGAGTGCCGAGAAGTTCAACGACGAGCTACTGGAGCTTCAGGAGAACCTGAACAACGAGCTGACAACGCGCCTGCTCAACGGGGAGGACTTCCCGCGAGGCGCGATTGAGGCGTACCGCGTGTTGATGCAGGAGAAGGCACGACAAGTATCTTGGCGTGACGATTCCCGCTTCGGCGATCGCAAGACCGTGAAGATTCAGAGCGACACGCCTGATCTTTCCACGATCGACATGGAAAAGCTCAAGGCCGCAAGAGAGTTGCTGTATGACGAGACTCCCGACACTGATCGAACTTGATCAGGAGATTGCGCGGCGCAGCCTGTCCGAGTTCTGCAAGATGGCGTGGCACGTGCTCGAGCCTGCAACTCCGATCAAGTGGGGCTGGGCGCTCGACGCGATGTGCGAGCACCTCGAGGCCGTGCACAACGGTCAGATCAAGCGCCTTTTGATGAATGTTCCGCCGGGCATGATGAAATCGCTCTTGACGGGCGTTTTCTTTCCGGCTTGGGAGTGGGGCGCAGGCGGACAGCCTTCAATGCGCTATCTGACGACGGCGCATAAGGAAGACCTCGCAATCCGAGACAACCTCAAGTGCCGACGCCTGATCTCCTCTGACTGGTATCAGGAGCGATGGGGCGTTGAGCTGTGTGGCGACCAGAACGCAAAGAAGAAGTTCGAGAACACGGCTACTGGCTTTCGTGAGTCAATGGCTTTCCGAAGCCTTACTGGCTCTCGAGGCGATCGCATCATCATCGACGACCCGTTGTCCGTTGACGATGCGTTCTCTCAGGCCGCGCTTGATGCCGCACAACAGACCTTCCTCGAGGCTGTGCCGTCCCGCGTGAACAACGAGCAATCGGCGATCATCGTCATTATGCAGAGGCTCCACGAGCGCGACACGTCAGGCGTGATCCTCGCGAAGGAACTGGGATATGACCACTTGATGTTGCCGATGCGCTTCGAGGAAAGTCGCAGGTGCAAGACCAGCATCGGCTTCACCGACCCTCGCCAGAAAGAAGGTGAGTTGCTCTTTCCCGAGCGCTTTACCGCCACTCAGGTGGACGAAATGGAGAAGGTCATGGGTGGCTATGCTGTCGCAGGTCAGTTCCAACAACGCCCGGTGCCTCGAGGCGGCGGCCTTTTCAAGAGTGACTGGGTGCAGTACTGGGACACTTTGCCCGAGCGCTTCGATGCGAGTGTGATCTCGTGGGACATGACTTTCAAAGACTCGAAAGCGTCCGACTTTGTTGTCGGGCAGGTTTGGGGCAGAAAGGACGGCTGTTTCTATCTCATCGACCAATTCCGCGGTCAGTGGGACTTCGTTAAGACGTTGGAGCAGTTCGTCGCGGCGGCAAACAAGTACCCGCGCGTGACTCGCAAGCTCGTGGAAGACAAAGCGAACGGGTCGGCGATCATCGCGACGCTCAAGAAAAAAGTGTCGGGCATCATCCCGATCACGCCAAAAGAAAGCAAGGAGGCGCGCGCGTCGGCCGTAACGCCATTATGGGAGGCTAGGAACGTGTACTTGCCTCCACCTGAGCGGTTTCCGTGGGTCGAGCGCGATCTGGTGCCTGAGCTCCTCGCATTTCCGTCGGGTGCTCACGATGACACCATCGACGCGATGAGCCAGGCATTGACGGATCTAAATAAGCACAGCGGCTTGCATATCGATCCGACAAATCTAGCTTACCTACTGGGACGGTAGGCCCCGCTACTCATGCAATGTGAATTGACGATGTGCAGTGGCAGGCCGCAAGGTGCCGCGTTTTTTGCCGCTTCCTAAGCGAGTGGTGCAAAGTGGAGATTAAGCATTGTGAGCAAGAAGAAAAGAAAGACGGCGAAAGCCCAAGCGCCTAACGGCAATCTCCTCGCGCAGGCAAAGCGCATCGCCGCGCTTGAGGAGATCGACCGCACGCTACGCACGCCGCCGCAAGCCACTCAACTCTTCGAGACGGTCGAGAAGGTGAGGGAGCGTTTCGCCCCTCCGGTGACTCTCGGGGTGTCTGAAAAAGAGCGCCTAGCGCAAGATGAAGCACTTTCTGACGCGGGCTTTTATGGCGCAATTCATCGCAGCCTTCAACAGCACGGCTACGAGCTCGGGCAGTATCCAGTGACCTCTTTCGTAGGTTACGGCGCACTTCAGCAGATCGCGCAGAACGGCATGATCCGTGCCTGCGTGCAGACCGTTGCGGATGATATTACCCGCGAGTGGATTACGATCACGGGCGATGACGCGGAGGCTGTTGAGGAGATTCAGACACTTCAAGAGAAGAAGTACCACCTACGCACGCTCTTTCGTGAGGCCGCAACACTAACCGGATACATGGGCGGAGCTTTTATCTACGTCGACACCGGCACGGAAAATCCCGAGTTGCCCCTGCGCTACTCAAACGAAAGCGCAGAGCTACAGCCGGGTACGAAGCTCCGGTTTGTCGTGGTCGATCCTGTGAACGTATCGCCGGGCGACTACAACGCCATCGACCCGCTCAAGCCCGACTACCTCAAGCCCCGCTACTTCTGGGTGCTGGGAACGAAGGTGCATGAGTCGCGCTTGCTTAGGCTTTTTGACAATCCGCCGCCGACGCTTCTGCGACCGGCATACAACTTCCTCGGCATTCCGCAGGCTCAGATCCTCTGGGACTACGTGATGCACTGGAATCAGTGCCGGGTCTATACGGCCGACTTGGTGCGCAAGGTCTCGCTTCTCGTTTTCCAGACGAGCACGGATGACATCTTCAACTCGCCTAACGGGGTGCGGTTGTTCGACATCCGTATGAAGGCGCTTCAGCGCTATCGCGATAACAACGCCGTGTTCGTCTGCGACAAGGAAGGCGAAAGTGTGATGAACGTGCAGACGTCAATCGCGGGCTGTACGGACGTCGTGCGCCAGTCGCTCGAGATGATTGCGTCGATCAACCGCACGCCTGCTGTGAAGCTCTTGGGCATCAGTCCTAGCGGCTTCAACGCAACGGGTGAAAGCGACATTCGTAACTACTACGATCACATTCGTTCCAAGCAAGAGCTGCGTCGCGAAGCAATCAACACTTGCTTAAAGGCAATTGAACTAGTCGAAATGGGGAGCATCAATTCGAATATCTCCTTCGACTTCAACGAATTGAGCAAGGAAGATGAAGCCAGCGCGGCTATGACCGCTCAGACGCGCGCAGGCGCTCTTGCAACGCTTGCACAAGTTCAGGCAATCAGCGCAGAGGAAATGCGCGAAGCGGTCAAGAAAGAGCCGGCGATGCACTTGGGCTTTTTGAGTGACGAGGTGCCCGAAGGGGAGCCTGAGGATATCGATGGCTTGCTTGGCGCGCTTCAGCAGGCTACGACCGCAGTGGCAGAGCCTGCTCCTGCATCGAACCCGCCCGACGAATCGCGGCAACTGCTTCAGTCCCTAGGTGGCTTGAATGGCTAAACGCATCAAGACGATCCCCGCGATAGAGCCGAATGCGGGGCTCAAGGCGGCCTTGCAAAAGCGGCTGATTGCTCTCATTGAGAAACAGACGCGCGAGGCAACGGCCGAGCTCCTGCGCAACCTGATCGATTCGGGCTGCTTCACGCAGCCTGTCGAGACGGTTGCACAGGACGCCGCACTGTGGGGACGCAAAGAGAAACGGATCATAGATGAGGCGATACGCGCTTTCAAAGCGTCTAATCCCGCCGATGCCGCTCGACAGCTTGACATGAGTCTCGCCGAGAAGATGGCGCGGTGGATGATTCACGCGGGAGAAAGCGCAAAGCTCGTCTCGGGATGGTTTGCCCGCGCAATGGCGCAAAACGTGACAGCGAGCCAGCGGCGTGCGCTGATACGCGCGGGCATCACTCCTACTCTGCTCAAAGAAAAATGGACGATCCCTATCGTCAAGAATCGATACATGTCGCCGAGCACAGCAAAAGCGTTGCCGGGGCTTGTGGACGGCATGACGGGGCTCATCACCAAAATGCAGGCGGATGACCTCGCCAGAGTGCGAGAGACGATTACACGCGGCCTCTACGAGGGTCAGAGTCTGGGAGAGATCGAAAGCGTGCTGAAAGCCTCTAGGGGCTTCACGGAGGCCCGTGCCAAGCGAGTTGCGCTTGATCAGTCGATCAAAGTCAGTCAGGGCATCCAACGCGGCAACGCCGAGGCATTGGGCATCAAGCACGCGGTATGGGTTCACGTCCCGGGGCGGTATTCATCGCGCGAGACGCATATCGCAATGGACGGCAAACGCTTCGACCTTTCCGAGGGGCTTTACGACCCGGCTGTAGGCCAGAACGTAACGCCCGGGTTGTTGCCGTTTTGCCGATGCATTTTCCGTCTAGATATATCGGAAATATTGAAATGAACAACGACCGCTATTTACTTGCCCTAGATGCCGAGAGCGTGAGGAGGTATGACAAGAACGGGAACCTCCATGTCACCGTCTCGCACTTGACCAAAGCGCAGGTGCGACCGTACTACGGGCATGAGGTGCCTGACTGGGAGCGTCTGAGGCTCGATCCGCAGAAGATCTATCGCGGATACTGCCCGCCAGAGGAGCTGAGCAAGCCCGAGACGATCGAGAGCACGAACGGCATCCCGATTCAGCTCAACCATCATCCAGACTACGCAGACGCGCCGCAGATCAAAACGCGCGTCGGCTCCACTGGGACAGACGGCGCATTTAGAGCGCCATACCTAGACAACTCGCTGCACTTCACTGTTGAGGATGCAATCAAGCGCATCGTCGATGGGTCGATGCGTGAGTTGTCTCTTTCGTACAGATATACCCCTGACTTCATCCCTGGCACGACGCCGGACGGCGAAGACTATGACTTCGTTATGCGTGACATTACCGCCAACCATGTTGCGCTGGTGGAGCAGGGCCGCGCGGGGCGCGATGTGTTGGTGCAAGACAGTCACTTAAGAGAGGCTCAACCTATGGACGTGACGGAAAAGAACGCGGCTCCCGTAGCCGCAGCTGACGGCGATCCTGCCGTCGAGAAGAAGGAGGTGGCACTTGCTGACGCAATCGCCGCTGCCGCCAATGGAATCAAAGACCTGCATGAGCAGGACGAGGAGGGGAATGTGGTCGACAAGCCCGCTGAAGAGGCGCAAGCCGCTGACGAGGATAAGGACGCAGCCATCAAGCGAATCATCGCCGAAATGGTTTCCAAGGGCATGAAGCCTGAGGATGCCGAAGGCTTTGCTGACGAGCTCAAGGGACTCGCCTATACCGAAGCCGAAGACGATGAGATCGAGCTCGTGGAAGACGACGGCGAAGGGGACGAAAAGCCCGCCGAAGATAACGACGAATGCGCTCAGCTCATTCAGGACGGTCTGAAGGCCTGCGGCTACGACGAGGAGCCAGAAGAGTTCCAGAAGGCGTTTGCCGAGGGTGTGCGGTATGGCGAACGAAAGGAAAAGACCGAGCCTGAAAAGCTCGATCGCGAGCATGAATCCGAGGGCGAAGAACGCGCACTGGGGCAGGACGCCGCGCTTAAGCGCGTCGAACGCCGCATCGCTCGACGCTTTACGGCAATGGATGAGTGCGCTCAGACGCTCGGCCGTGTCCGCTTCAATGCCTACGACTCTGCCGAAGGCGTCTATTTGGCCGCGCTTAAGCAGGAGGGCGTGAGCATCAAGGGCGTTCGTCCCGAAGCCGCCCGCGCCGCTTATCTCGCTTTCATGGCCGGCAAGAAGGTCTCTGCCAAGCGCTCGCTCGCTCAGGACGCCCAGCTCAAGACGGGCAAGGCCGACTCCATTCTCTCCACTAAGCTTTCTCAAATCAAGAAGGGGTATTAATCATGGGTTTTCAGGCAGTTGTTAAGACTGATCCTGCCGTCGGCATCGCCGGTCAGGAAGTGAATCCGAAGCAGGCCGTTTACACGGCTTTCAACTACGTCTCCGACGGCACCGTTCAGGCAGGTACTTTCTGCTTTGCTACGGCGCTCAAGGGCAACGTTACGGGTGAAACGAACGTGGTCTCCCTCAAGGGCACGTCCGGTGCCAAGCCCGTCGGTTTTGTCGAACGTGACGTCATCGCTACGATTCCGACGCTCACTGCTGACGCGTCGCAGGTTTATCCGCAGGGTGTCTGCCCGCCGATCGCTATTCGCGGTCAGTTCTATGCTGTCGCTACGGACACGGCTACCGAAGGTCAGTCAGTGCTGTGCGATCCGACCACGGGTGCCATCACGTATGGTGCCGCCGGTGCTACGAACGACACAGGTTGGCGAGTGGTTTTCCCCCGCGGCGTCGAGAGCGCCGCCAAGGATGATGTCGTGATTTATCAGAACTTTGGCGTTACGGTTGCGACCGGCGCAATGGCCGCCGCTCTCGCTGACTCTGCAAAGGTTGACGAGGCCTTCGCGGGCTAAGGAGGTTGGGCTTATGGCTTACTCTCCTACGTTGTGGAAACGCGGCGACATCATCACCGCCGAGAAGCTAAACAAGGTCGAGACGGGACTGCAGGCCGCTGCCAGCGTTGACATTCAGTCTGCGCAGGCAACGACGCTCGCCGCCGGGGCTCCTGCAACTGCTGTCATCGAGGGTGGCGTTCTGAAGCTCGGCATCCCTCGCGGTCAGACGGGCGCGCAGGGTGCCGCCGGTGCTCAGGGTGCCAAGGGCGACACTGGTGCACAGGGCGCTAAGGGTGAAACGGGCGCTACGCCTACGATTACCGCTACGGCCACTGTTGACGCCACCGTCGGCACGCCCAAGGTCACGGTAAGCAAGGGCGGCACGACGACCGCGCCGACGTTTACCTTCGCTTTCACGGGGCTCAAAGGCGCAACGGGTGCTCAGGGTGTCGCGGGTGCGACTGGGGCTAAAGGCGAAACGGGGGCTGCAGGCGCCAAGGGCGACCAAGGCGAACGAGGCGCGGCTGGGGCGGCGGGCAAGAATGGCTCTTGCTTCCGTGTCTCTGCAACCGCTCTCGCTGATAGCCAGACGGGCATTGTCGCAACGGCGCTCACGCCTACCAACGCGCAACTTCCCTACGCCGTCGGCGACATCGTGCTGGACGCTACGACGAAAAAGCTTTACGCGGTCACGGCGGCGAGTGGTGCAACGTGCTCTATCGGCACCGCGCTTGCAACGCTTCCCTAAACAAACTATTTGGAGGAGTGGCCTTTGTGATGAGCAAAGGCCATGAAAATTCATATGGATCAAAACTTTCTGAATGCCAAGGCGCGCGGCATCGAGGCTCCGTACGCCGTCGGCTTTATGCCGTTTGATGAAAAGGACGGTCGCATCGTCCTCAAGAACATCAACCGCGACCAGCTCGCACAGGATGCCGCGCTTTCCACGCAGCCGAACGTCGGCGCGCCTGCGGCTCTCTACACGTACGTCGACCCGCGCATCATTGATGTGCTCTTCGGTGTCACGAATGCCACGAAGTTCTTTGACAAGACGCTCGTTGGCTCCTTTACGCAGGACTACGCGACCTTCAGCGTGGAAGAAGTGGCCGGTCAGGTCTCGCCGTACAACGACTTCGCGAACGGCACGAGCACTGATGTCAACTACAACTTCCCGGTTCGCCAGAACTTCCGTTATCAGACGACGATTAAGTACGGCGATCTCGAAACGGCGAAGCTCGCCGAGGCGAATGTCAACCTCCCTGCTCGCAAGCAGAACGCGGCCGCGCAGATCATTGCCCGAGCTGAAAACAAGTTCCAGCTCTACGGCGTTGCGGGCATGGAAATCTACGGCATGCTCAATGATCCGAACATCCCGGAATCGATTTCTCCGGTGTCGGTCAATAGCAAATCTACGTGGGCTGAAAAGATCGCGGCCGACCCGAACAACGCGGCCACGCTCGTGTTCAATGACGTGAACAAGCTGTGGCAGGAACTGACTGCTAACAATGGCGGTCATCTTGACGTGAACGCCCCGATTGTTCTGGGCATCTCCAACAAGATGATTGGCTACCTGACTCAGCCGAACCAGTTTGGCAAGACGGCCAAGGTCATGCTGCAGGAAAACTATCCGAACATCGAAATCGTTCAGCTTCCCGAGCTCTCCACGGCCGCCGGCGAAATGCTCTACATGACGGTCAAGGAAGTGTACGGCGACGAAACGGGCTTCTCCGCCTTCTCTCGTGCCTTCGGTCTTGGTCGCCTGATCGCGCATGAATCCAGCTTCACGCAGAAGGCTACGGCCGGCACGTGGGGTTGCGTGATCCGCCGCCCGTCCATGGTCTGCACGATGACGGGCATTTGATGCCCCTTGGGCCGTCACGTACGGCTTTTATCTCCACGGCGGGGCGGGGTAACTCCCTGCCCTGCCCAAACACTTTTCACGAATAGGTTTTATATGGCTCGCACTACTCGTACTCGTAAGACTTCCGCAATCGGCACCACGGGCATCATTGCTGACACTGCCGAGCAGGAAGCAAAAAAGGTTTCTGACGTCGCGGGCGATGAGATCATTTACATTGCCTGCGGCATGCCCCTCGGGCTCAAGTTTGATGACGTTGACAATGGCAACGGTGGCACTAAAACCGTTGTTTTCCCCGGGGTCAATCACGCGCTAAGGGGGCAGGCTAAAGGCGTGCTCCTCGGCGCAGGGAACGCCGTCCTAGTTGGCGTGGCACGCCGAGACTGGGAAGACATCAAGCGTAAGCACGGCGGCGAGCGCGCCTTCACCGCTATGCCCCCGCTCCTCTGGGAGATGAGGAGCGAGAAGGAATTCAAGGCGCGCCGAGATGAGATCGCCGAAATGCGCACGGGTGTCGAGCCCGTTGACCCTGCATCGGTCGGCGTTGAAAAGGTTAAGGACGTTGAGGCTTAAAGATGGCAGACGTAGCGCTTGATATTGAAGAATTCCGCTCATGGTTCCCCGGCCTGACTGAAAGCGTCATCAATGATGTGCTCTTGGGCGTGCTGTGGGATCAGGTCGGGGCGATTATCGGCACGACTGATGCTGATAGCTTTGCCCCGTTCGATCCTGATGCAGCGCCCCCGGTGCTCGAGCGTAAGGTGCTTCTCTATTACGCGCTGTGTCACATGGCCACGCTCTCGACCCGCGGCGATCAGCCCGGGCGCGTGGCCAGTGCCTCCGAAGGCTCGGTTTCGACCTCGTTTGATCTCATCAAGAGCAACTCGCAGTCCGCGCAGTGGTGGAATCAGACGCCGTGCGGGTCTACGTATTGGATGATGACGGGCAAATACCGTCTCGGAGGACGTCTGTACGTCTCTGATAACTATCATCCGTGGGGGTAGTGATGGGCATCAAGGTTGACGCCGGCAAGGTGACGCAAAGGCTGGAGGGGCTCGCCAAGCAGTACGGAAATCGTGCCGCAAAAGTGGTCGAGGTTGGGGTGACTGACGCAAGCATTGCCGAGTACGCGCAGTACGTCGAATTCGGTTGGGTGCAACGCGTCACGCCTAAGCAATCGCTCTTCTTGAGCGGTGCGATCGGGCGACCTGTGCCGATGGGCGATAGAGGACAGCCAGACTTCGCGAACGCTGCCATTAAGCCCGGTGTGGCCTTAGTCAACCCGCCCCGTCCTTTCCTGCGAGGGACGCTCGTTGCTGAGCAGGAAAAATGGAAGGCTGTGCTGAAGAAGGCGCTCGCAGGCATGAAAGACCCAAGCACTGCACTTGCGGTGCTGGGCACTGTGGCCGCGCAGGACGTGCAGGCAACGATCGCCAGTGGCGGGACGTCAAAGGAAAAGTTTCCAGAGCGTGCTCCGCTTACGATGGAGCTCTATGCCGCGCAGTCCGCAGGGCGTAAGACTGGGGGCAAAAACCACTCGTCGAAAGCCAGCTCCGCCACGACGCAGCCGATGGTTTTGTCTGGGGCGTTGCTTCACTCAATTTCGTTTGAGGTCAAGTGAACATGAGCTTCAGGGTTGAGAATCAGGGAGTTGTATGGGGCTGAATTTACACGCAGTGGTACGCGGATCGATCAATGCAATCCACCCCGATGAGGAGGTTCAGCTGCTTCACTCGACGGGTTCAGTGCCTGATGAGAATGGCTTTGCCGCTCCGCAGTATGAGCGCACCATGGGCGTCATGGCGCAGGTGCAGAGCGAGGGCGATGCGGCGCTGTTTCATGCCGACATGGCGGGGGCTAATTCGATTGTGCGCAAGTTCTACCTATTCGCACCGAAGGACTTTGCAAAACAGACCGCAGGCATCTTTCGCCCGCTCTCCCGCGCAGGGGATTACATCCTGCGCAAGGACGGGACGGTATGGGCTGTAGATGCGGTTCTAGAAAACTTTTCAGGCGTCAACTGGTTGAGTGTGCGCGCAACGCTTCAGCTAAACCCGCCGCAGGGGATTGTATGGCTATGATGCAAAGCCCTCCAACGCGCTCTACGATCGTCTCTGATGAGACGGTCTACAAGGCCGTCAAAGACTTCGAGTTGCTGATGATGTCCGGCCTTGAGGCTACGCACATCATCGCGGGAAATCAGAACAACCTTTCTCTGCCGGACTCGCGCGATTACGTCGTTAATACGATCATCGCGCACCGGGAGATCGGGACGCCCGTCGAGTCCTATGAGTGGGACACGGCGACTCAGAAAATGGACGCTGTGGTCTCTAGGTTGGTCGAGATGAGCGTTCAAGTCGACGTCTATAGCGATCATCCGGAAACGGCCCGTATGCGCGCAGAATCGGTCGCAACAGTGGCCAGAACAGTGTCAGGTTGCGACTTCTTTCAGAAGTACGGCCTATCCAGTCTCTACGCTGATGACGTTCGCAATACGACCGTGGTGGTGGATGAAAATCAGTATGTCCAGCGATGGACGACGACGCTTCACATCACCTACACGCACGTCGTCAAGCTTGACGTGGAAAGCACTGACGCTGTTAATGTCGGCGTGCATAACGTTGATGTGCGCTTCCCGCCGCGCTAATGCGCATTGTCTTAATTAACTTACCCAAGAGCGCCCTGCAGGGGCGCTTTTTCATTGGAGGATATCCATATGTCTTTGCCTGCATCCCGCATCGTTGCGGTCTCTCCGCGCGTGATTAGCGGCGGCGGTAGCGATCTTGAAACGAACGGCCTTGTGCTCACGAAGAGCGCTGTTCTTCCCGCCAGTACGCCCGCGGTAGCCTTTTCGTCGACGGCGGATGTGTCTGCCATGTTTGGAGCCGAGGCCGAAGAGACGGCTTTTGCTCAGCAGTATTTCAGCGGCGTGCAGAATCAGCAGAGTGCGCCGAAGTCTCTTGTGATCGCACGTCGTGTCACCGAGGCTGCCGGCGCTTGGATTCGCGGCGGCGAGCTTTCCGTTACGCTCGAAGCCCTGAAGAAAATCACTGACGGCTCGCTCAAGATCAGCGTCGGCGGTCAGGAAAAGAAGGCCGCTTCGATCAATCTCTCCTCGGCCACCTCGCTCTCCGATGCCGCGACGAAGATTGCAACGGCGATCTCGGGCGTTAAGGGCACGTACGACAGCAATCTCAACGCTTTCACGTTCACGACGGATACGAAGGGCAAGGCAGCGACGATTAGCTACGCCTCTAAGTCCGACAGCGGCACCGACCTCAGCGAAATGCTCGGCCTGACGCAAGCGACTGGTGCTGTGCTCTCTCAGGGCGTTGATGCTATGACTGAGACGGCCAATATGGAGGCGATCTGCGCCGTCACGCGGAACTGGGTCGGCTTTACGACGCTCTGGGAGGCCGAGCTTGAAGAAATTGAAGCCCTTGCCGCATGGGCGGACATCTACGATGATTTCGTTTACTTCCCGTGGTCTAGCGACAAGAATCTTGAAAGCACGTTGACGGCTTCGAATGGCGCGCTTGCAAAGATTGTTGATAAGTACGACGTCGTAGCCCCGATCTACTTCCCGACGTGGGGGCTTTCTGCAATGGCTATGGCCTGCGGTGCTTCTATCGCTTGGGACCGCACGCAGGGTATGAAGACTTGGTTTGCCAAGTACGCCTCCGGCCTTTCCCCGAACGTTCTCGAGGAATCCGTTGCGAACGCGCTTGAGGGCAACCGCATCAACTTCATCGGCCAGTACGCTACGCGAAATGATCAGTTCCAGTTCTTCAACCGCGGAACGCTCTCTAGCGACTTCTACGGCTTTGTTGACGTGCTCTATGGCTCGATCTATCTGCGCTCCGCGATCCAGACGAGTTGCATGTCGGGCTTCAAGAACGTCAACCGAGTGCCGTACAACGCCGCAGGCGAGGCACTGATTCGCGCGTGGTGCCAGGATCCGATTAACCGCTGCATCAATAACGGCGTGATTGACGCCGGTCTCGCGCTCAATGAATCTCAGAAGGCGCAGATCATGCAGGAGACGGGCGACGATGGCGAGGACGTGATTCAGGCAATCACCTCCAAGGGCTATTGGCTCGGCATCACCCTGCCCGATGCCGCAGGTCGTGCGAACCGCGAAGCGCCTTCCGTGACAATCTTCTACGCGTATGCAGGAAGCGTTCAGGCTCTTTCCGCAGAAGTGATTGTAGTTATCTAGTGAACATCATCAGCCCTGACGGTTTGGCCGTTGGGGCTTCTTTTTAGGGGCATAAAATGGCCAGTTCCAACTTTGACGTAACGTCTGCAAATGCTCAGCTCGTTCTGACTGTGGACGAGCTCTACCCGTCGGGCATTCAGCTTCAGCAGTTTAGCGCCGACGGTATTTTCTCCAGTGACTCGATCGAGATGGCGGAAACGCGCCGATCGGTCGACGGATACATGGTGGCAGGCGTGATCAAGAACATTTCGTCTGTGACGCTCACGCTTGAAGCTTCCTCGCCGTCCGCCTCTGCACTTGAGTATGTGCGCGACTGCATGGAGGCGAACAACAAGCCGTACGAATGTACTCTGACGTGCTACATCCCTGCGCTGGGGGTTACGCGCACGTTCGTGAAGGGCGTCCTCAAGAGTGCCCCTCCGATGTCGGCGGCGTCTCGCACGATGCAGCCGACGCAGTGGGGCTTTGACTTTGAGCGCGTGCTTTAAGGAGCGAACATGGACGTCTCTAAGATTGAAGTACAAGACGGCACGACGCTGAAGAGCTTCACGATCGCGCCCATGTCGGCTTACAAGGCCGAGCAGTGGATGTACCGCGCGGCTTTTGCCATGGGGCGTAACGTTGACGACATTCAGCAGGTTTTCAGCGACAAGCCCGCGGATTTGTTGAAGACCATCCTCACGATTCCCTACGACGAGGCACGCCCTCTGCTTGACGATCTCCTTTCGTGCTGCACGCTTGTGCAGGGTAATGCGCTGCGCCGCCTCGAAGGAGAGTCCGCGTGCGCCGTCATCGAGAGCCCGTTGACGCTCACGAAGCTCAGGATTGAATCGCTTCGTCGGAATTTCGGTTTTTTCTTCGATGGCGACGTCTTGAAGTCCCTTATGCCGCAAAGTACCGAAACGCCTGCCTAAAAGTAAAGGGCGTGGCGTCCTTTGCGAATGTTCCCAAGATCTGCGGCGCGATTGTCGCCGCAGGTTTGGCCAGCATGGTCGAGCTCAAAGAAAAGTTGACGCTTGAGGAGGCCTATGAGCTCCTTGAGGTTCTAGAGCTCCGTAACTACCATTCGTGGCTCGCACAACAAAGGTTAGAGAAAGAAAATGGCTAGTGTAGTAGACAGACTCGTAATCGCCCTCGGCCTCGACAGCGAGGAACTGAACAAAGGGCTCGAGAATGCGTCCAAGGCCGTCTCTGACCTCGGCAAGCGGATGGAGGTGAGCGGCGCCAAAATCGACCAGATGGCAGCCAGAGCGTCCAAGTCGACGCTTATGCTCGGCGGAGTCTCTGATGAGGTGGCTGAGCGCATCATGGCGATCGGAACGGCAGGGCAGAAGGCCTCGCTCATCACCGGGCGAGCCATGGATGAACTGGCCGGACGCATGGGAAAGCTCGGCACGCTTTTCAAGGAGGTAGTTGCGCCATTCGCCTCGGTCTTTGCGGGCCACCAGCTCTTTCAGAATCTTTCTCAGGTGGGCGAGAGTCTCGACATTCTGAGCGAGAGAACGGGCGTTGCCACAGACAAGATCGACGCGTGGGCGAAGGCTAATCGTGATGCCGGCGGTAGCGAGGAGGCATTCAAAAGCGCACTTGAGTCGTGGACGGTAGACAAACGCCGCTCAGCGGATGAGTTTTTCCGCATGGGCGAGGCCGTCAAGGGCATGACCGATCAGCAGGCATCGCACTTTTTGAATGCGATGGGGCTGAGCCAGGATGCGGCCGCAGTCTTTACTAAGTTCAAGGACAGCGCGAACGATGCGGCCGAGGCTTACAAGGGCGTTGCCTTCACACCGGAACAGGCAAAGGCCGCGCGCGAGATGAACATTCGCTGGCGGCAGTTCACTGATCAGGCGCAGGCGCTCGCCAACATGCTCGGCGTTACCGTGCTCCCGGTGGTGAACAAAGTGCTAAAGGTGATCGGCGACGGCGTTGCCTTCATCAGAGAGCACAGCCGCGCAGTCAAGCTCGTTTTGGCGGGGGTCGGGACTGTTTTGGCCGCTACTTATGGGCGGTCGATCATTCAGGCAATCACGGCCTCGTCGACGTTTTTCAAGGTGCTCAAGAGCGGTCAGGGCATCATGGCAGCGCTCAACGCGACGATGCTCGCGAACCCCGTGGCCGTCGTGACTGCCGCTGTGGTTGCTCTCGCGTTGGCTTTCGATGATCTCTTCGCCTTCATTCGTGGCGGGAACTCGATTCTCGGCCGCTTCCTGAGCTTTATCGGCGTATCCGATGAAAGGATTCAGACGATCCGCGAGACATGCCAAGACTGGCTGAGCACGCTCATCGAGCTCCCCGCGGATGCAGTCAAGGCTCTCGGCGAGTTGTGGGACGAGATCAAGTCAATCGGCAGTTCCTTCAAAGAAGGTGTGGCGGATTTCTTCGGCGGTGTCGGTGAGTTCTTCGCCTCCCTGCCGGATCGCGTAGCCGGTTCGATCGAGCAAACGATTGAGGCTGTTGGCGCACTGGGTGACGCTATAGGAGACGCAATTGAACGCGGGATACAGTCTGCCATTGACTGGGCGATGAGCTCGTTCAAGGCGTTGGTCGACCAACTTAGCGCGTGGATTTCTGATGCTCTCGATATTGGCGGGAAGATCAAGGGCGCGGCATCAGGCGTCGTGGACTCTGCCAAGGGCGTCATCAAGGATACTTTCGGCGGCATTGCGGACTTTTTCTCGGGGAACGATAGCGACGAGAAGGGGGCGGAAGCTCCAGTTCGAGTAAACGATCCGAAGATCGTTCGTGTCAAGTACGATGCCCCGGTTGCCTACGCCGGCATGCCCTCGCAGGAAAGTTCGTCCGACACGCTCGCTCGCTTGGGTGATGCGCTTTCGGGCTTCTTCAGTGAGACGCCTATGCAGGCAACTGTCGGGAGCTTTGCGGCGGCCAAGTCTGCGAGCGCAGGCCCGGGCGTGACGAACGACATGCAGATTCAGGTGACAAACAACATCCAGACGAACGGCGACCCCGAAGCCGTAGGTCAGGCTGTTGGTGGCGCGATGGACAATGCGTTGAGCCGTCGCAATCGCATGCTCGTAGCGGCGCAGTCAGGCGTAATTTCAAAGTGAGGGAAGGATGGCCGAAGTGTGGGCAATCGTTGATGAGAATGCGCGGCCGTTCTGCGGCTACACGGCGCTTGATGGGTTCGAGGACAACTCGACAGCCAATGTTCCGACGGAGCCGCAGGAGAACGGGGCGCTATACGCTTATGACAAGGTGCCTCAACCGTCCGAGTGTTCTGTCAGTCTGCTTTTCTCTGGTGACTATCAGGCGCAGCAGGAGGCGGTCTCTAGGCTCGAGTCCTATCGTTGCGGGACTCAGCTCTTTCGCATCCTAACGCCCTCTAAGGTGTATAGCCGCATGGCTGTCGTGTCGTACGGCTATACACGCTCGGCAACGAACGGGGCTAATGCGCTTGAGATCCATGTTGATTTCCGAGAGGTGCGCTCGGCCAAGGTCGGCGGGGCGTCGGTCGCGTGGGCGCCCAAGAGCGCCAATGCAGCGAACAAGGTGCAGACGGGGCAGGCGCAAGGGGGCCTCGTTGCCGATCTCTTTTCGTGAGGAAGATGATGATACGCATACCACTGCAGACGCTTCCCAATCAGGAGTTTTCCATCGTCCTTGATGGGCAAAACTGCGTGATCAATCTGAGGCAGATGGGCGGCTTTTTGTATCTCACGCTAACGGCTGATGAGGTCAAAATCTGCGACGCCCACATATGCCGCACGATGTCGCCCATACCCGTGTGGAATACGACTGATTTCGCAGGCAGGCTTTTCTTTCTTGACAGCGGCGGGAAATCCGCGTCGCCTCAATACGATGCACTGGGCGAACGCTTTACGCTCAACTACGCGACGGAAGAAGAATGGCGAGCACTTACAGCCTAAAAGACATCCGCGTAACGATTACGCTTGACAAGAGCGGCGCGAACAACCAGCACACCTTTCAGGGCTTTGCTACGAACGTAGCTATCTCAAAGACCGGGGGTGTGGATTTCGCGACGGCGCAGGTTGAGATTTACGGCCTGTCGCTCGACACCATGGGGCAATTGACGACACTCGCCTTCAAGCCTCTCGGTCGTAGGTGGAATGCGATAGAGATCGCGGCCGGTGAGCAGGGGCAGGAGTTGCCTGTGATTTTTCGCGGGTGCGTCACGGTTGCATACGCCGATCTCAACGGCTCGAGCCCCGTGCTCAAGATAGAAGCGCAGGTTGGCGCATACCCGCTCCTCGAGCCCGCGTCGACTGTGAGCGTGCAGGGGTCTCAGGACGTCGGGGACTTTATCAAGTCTCAGAGTGCGCAGGCGGGGTTCGAGTATCAAAACGACGGTGTGCAGGCAACGGTTTCTGACATGACGGTCTACGGAGACCCGATCACAAAGATGAAAACGGTTGCGAATGCCGCAGGCGCGGACATCATCTTTGATGACGACAAGACGATCGTTGTGCCGAAGGACGGCGTAAGGCGTGCAGAAGGCGGCGTGCCCGTTGTCTCTGCTGACACAGGGATGATTGGGTATCCGACGTTTACGAATACGGGCATCCAGTGCAGGACGTTTTTCCGTCCAGAGCTACGAGTGGCGGCGGCGGTGAGTGTGCAGACGATCGTCCCTCATGCTTCAGGCGTATGGAAGATCACTCAGCTTCAACATTCTTTGAGCGCGCACAACCCTGGGGCGAGTTCTTGGGAAACGTCCTTTGATGGCATGTGGTTAGGAGAGTGAAATGTCAGAGTACGCACAGCCGCAGAACGCGTTTACATCGGGCTCACAAATCAACGTCCTGGATTTTCTGATTCGCTCGGTCATCAAGGGCATGGTCAATACCGCGATTCCCGTGCGAGTGGACACGATCACGCGTCCCGGTGATGGTGCGGGCGCTGGATACCTGAGCGCGACGCCGCTAGTCAAGATGCGAAGTGCGTCCGGCGAGGCGCTCGAGCCTGTTTCCATTCCTAAGCTCAGGTGGTTTCGGCTTCAGCACGGCACAGCCGCACTGATTTGTGACCCGAAGCCTGGGGATGTTGGTTTGGCTGTCTTCGCACAGCAAGACGTGTCGACGCTTACGGGCGGAAACGAAGCTGTTCAACCGGGTAGCTTCCGATGCTACGACATGAGCGACGGGTTCTACTTGGGCGGTTTCTGGGGGCAGACTCCGACAACTTTCGTCAGGGTCGAAGAGACTGGGGACATAACAATTACGGCACCGAAAACCGTGACGATCAATACGAACGTGGAGACGATCAACGCGAAATCATCGTGCACCGTCAACACGGCTACGGCGACGATCAATGCGAGCTCCAATTGCAAGATCGACACCCCCGAGACCCACATCACGGGCACGCTGAAGGTTGATGGAAAAATCACAGGCTTGGGTGGTCTTGCGGTATCGGGCGGCGGCGGGGCTACGGTCTCAGGTGATGTTGTGGCAGATGGAATCAGCCTAAAGGGTCATGTTCACACCTGCCCAGATGGCACCACGAGCGCGCCGCATTGAACCTAAACAGATCAAAAAAAGCACCCCGCAGGGAGTGGCATCCTTGCGGGGTTTTTGCATTCATTTTTAGCAAGAGTGAATGAACGCATGAATATTTTACGATTTTTAGAAGGCACGTCCTAATGTTTACGTCAAACAAAGATTTACCGCCTTACGGGAAAGTATTTGCGTGGGCGGTTTGTGCCGCCGCGTGGCTATGCGTGATCGTCGCGGCTGTCGCGGCTTTTCGCGGGCTCTTCCAGTGACCACAGATGGCAACTCCTTAATTTTCCTTAGAGGTTCGCATATGACGCATACGGCCTACACAGCAGAGCTTTCGTCAGAGTGGGACTTACAGCTTGACGGAAACGGGAATGTGGCGATGCTTCGTGAAGCCCCGGCGATCTTGCAAAACGTCTGCAACGAGGGGCGGCTTTTCTACCACGATGCCGTCTTTCGGTGGGATCAAGGGATCAATTGGTTTTCGGACCAAATCGCTCAGCCGATACAGGAAGCCATTACAACGGAAGATTTGCGTTCGGCGGCATTGAGTGTGCCAGGCGTGCTTACGGTTGAGTCGGTTCAGCTAAAGGCGCTTGATACAACAACACGTGTTTTGAGCGCTGAGGTACAGGTAACAACAGAGGGCGGCAGTTATGGCACAGCTAGAATTTAACGCGGATACTGGGGTGGTCGTCCCGACCGTTAAGGAGGTGCGAGACGACGTTGCCTCGGGCTTTCAGGAGGCCTTTAAAGTCAGTGACTCCGACCCGCTCCTAAACGTGGATTCGGCATCGCCCATGGGCCAGGTCGTGGACTTGGTGACGACTGAAGTTGCGGCTAAAAATCGTGAGGTGGCTTTCCTTGCGAACCAGCTCAATCCGAAGACCGCAACGGGTGTTTTCCTCGATGCCCTAGCCGCGCTCTATGGGCTCACACGCAAGATTTCGGAGCCGACGGTCGTCGTCTGTACATGTACTGGTTTGAAAGGCACTGTCATTCCTTACGGCGCGATTGTGCAGGATACGCAGGGCAATCAGCTCCGACACGCCGTGGCTGGCGGGGTGATGATCCCGGATTCCGGCAGCGTCGACACTCAGTTTTCCTGCGTGGAGCACGGTGCCATTGAGATCGGCGCAAAGGCCGTGACGCAGATCGTGACGGTGATCGCGGGGTGGGATTCGGTGACGAACGCTGCCGCGGGGAACACCGGGCGAGACGAGGAGCCGGACGGCGAGCTACTCAATCGCATGAAGCAGAGCTATGCGATCAATGCGAACGGGACGGTTGAGAACATGCAGTTCAATTTGTCCGCACTTGAAGGCGTTCTCGACTGTGTGGTCTTGGAAAACTATACGAACGAAACCCAAACTCAGTACGGGATATCGATCAAGGGCCACAGCGTGGCGGTCTGCATTGTCGGCGGGGATGATGACGATATTGCCCGCACGATCTTTGAGCGCAAGAGCGCGGGGTGCGGGACGGTGGGCGACACTCAGGTTACGTTTATTGACACCGAGCATTTCAACGCGTCTTATGTCTATAACATCGTCCGACCGACGGCGGTGGACTTTACCGTCAAGGTGACGTTCTTCAGCGACGACATGGACGCTGTGACGCAAGCCAATGTCAAAGCAGCGATCATCTCTGACTTCCTTGGGGAGCTCAAAAACGCCCGAGTGAAGCTCGCTACGACGGTTTACGCAAGCCGATTCTATAAGTGCATTCAGGACGTGACGGACGCCCCAATCAAAGAAATCGTCATCGGCATCTCTGGGGGCTCACAGTCCTCTAGCGTTGACGTGCCTGCGAACAAAAGCCCGACGTTGTCGGAAAAGTCAATCACGCTTGCTTTCGGGGGCTGATGATGGCAGAAACACAGACGTGGGAGGACATCCTGAGCGTTGACTGCGTTCAGAACATGGCCGACTTTGCCGACATGTCGACGGACGCGATTCAGTCCCAGTACTCGCACGCGACGCGCATCCGGCAGAGTGCATCGATGCTCAGGGACAAGATCGATGCTACAGAGTTACTCGAAAGCCTCCAGCAAACGATTGCTGACATGCGAACGGCTAAGGGGGTGTACCTTGACTGGTGGGGCGCGCGCGTAGGCGTCAGCCGCTTACTGAAAGTCGGCTCGGATTTCACGCGGTTTGATGACGACTACTACCGATTCCTGTTGTTTTATCGTGCGAGGTGCAATCTTTCGAACGCAACTGCCGCAGCGATGAACAACATGCTCAGTCAGTTGACGGATACCAAGGTGTTTGTGGTTGATTACCAAAATATGACTATCAATTCGATTGTCATCGTTGGGAGCATTAGTGAATTGCAGGCTCAAATCCTTGAGGTGTATGGGCTTTTGAACCGTCCATCGGGCGTGCTGACGCATTTTTTGATCATTTACCCAGACGAGCAGATTTTTGGGTTTGAGGGAAGCGGCTTGCTTCCCTTTGACCAAGGCGTGTTCAATCCTGGGCGAACGATTGGCATATGAGCCAATTCCAAAAGAAACGAAACCCCACTGGGCTGCAACCTTGTGGGGTTTTTTAGTCCCTCAAGAACAAAAGGAGAAGGGAACTATGCGAAAGATTATGGAAGCTCTTCAAAAGCCCTCTCTAATTTTGCGCCCCGAGAGCTTTTATCTATTACACAGGCTAAATTTCTGTGCAAACGATTATTCAGGGTACTTTTGAAGAGCTTCCTTATAACCGCGATCACTACGGCGGTGGTCATCAACAAGATGGTGAATTTTATGACGAAGAATGAACCAGGCGTCGAATTAAATATTGGGTTTCGGATTTTCCGTATTGCCGTGTGGATAACCGCTACAACAGGATGTTTGGCATTGATGGCGTGGTTGGTCGCGTTTGCGTGGGCTGAGATTAGAAGTCTTATTTAGGATGGAAAAGATGAGCAAATATCCTCAAACTTTACTTTCGTGCCCCATTGCCCAAGACGGTGACAGGAGCGCAGTTCCGGTGACGGCGCTTGAGGCAGGAACAGGTAGGCTATCGCAGGAAGAGGGGTGGGGCAAATGGAACTCCTTGCCGATCGGTGAGGGCGGCATTCCTCCAAAGCGAGACGACTTCAATTCGGTTCTCTACTTGCTTTCGTCGTTCCTTGTTTGGTACCAGCAGGGCGGCATAATGCAATACTCGGCGTCGCTTCAATACGAGCCTGGAAACGAGGTATTCAGCAACGGCGTCAAGTATCGATGCTTAATCGCGAATGGGGTAGGCACGGACAAGGGAGTGGTGGCACCGGCCGCTGACAAGACGGTTTGGAGTAATCAGGATTTGCCTAGCGTCCTTGCGGGGCAGGTTACGCCTTTCTACAACTGTAAGCTGGGCGGGTCGGACGGAAGAAGGCTAATCCCGTGGGGAAGTCCCGATGCGTATGAGGCTTATGTCATCTGCGACGGTGGCAGCGATGGGCGCGGCGGGAGCGTCCCCAACCTCGTCGACAAGTTTTTACTCCCGAGCACTGTTGCGAATGCAGGCAAGACTGGCGGAAGCTTGAGCCTTAAGGTGCCGGGGATAACGGTCAACGGGACGGTAGGATCTACGGTTTTGACGGTCGAGCAGATGCCCGCGCACACGCACACAGGCAGTTCATCGGCTGCGGGCGCGCATACGCACACTCGCGGCACGATGGAGATTACAGGCGCGATCCCCGTGGACGATCACAAGATCCGCTATGTCGAGGGGGCCTTTTATCAAAACGGGGACTATTACGACTGCGACAACCGAGACTCCGAAAACAGCTCTCCGCGCGTGTCCTTTGCGGCTTCGAGAACGTGGTCCGGGGAAACGTCGTCCGCCGGCTCGCACTCGCACACGATGAATCTAAACTCGACCGGTGGCGGGCAGGGGCATACGCACACAATCACAAGCTCATCCGAAGCGCAGACGCTCACGCTAGACCGTCCGCCCTTCTATAGTCTTGCTTATTTTGTCAAACTGCCGGAGTAACAAGGCATGGCATCAAAGGAATTTCAATTTCATTACGTCAAAACGCCCACGGGTTCAATTAGCGGTCAGTCCGTACTGACGCAGACCGAGGACGCGATCAATGACTTGGGCGATTACATGGTCGATGCTACGGCCGACGCGACCGAGGCGCTGAATAAGGCTACTGAAGCGCTCAACACGGCGAATACCGCTCAGCAAAATGCGGCCGAGGTGCTCTCTACTGCGAATTCTGCGCTTGGTAGCGTCAATACCTTAACCATCACCGTCAATTCGTGGGATGGGCGCATCAAAAAGGCTGAGAGCAACGCGGCTAATGCCGTCACTGCGGCGACTGAGGCATCTAATAATGCCTCTCAGGCCGTCACAACGGCCAATTCTGCGCTCAATACGGTTCAGCAGGCCGTCACGACGGCCAATGCCGCGAAGACGACGGCTCAGAATGCAAGCACTGCGGCTACTCAGGCCGTGGGCACGGCCGACGCGGCGAATGCGACGGCGGAAGAGGCGAAGAAGATTGCTCAGCAAGCCGTTACCGACACTGACGGCATTCGCGATGAAATCAACCAGAGCATGGTCTTGATTACCCAGAAGGTAAACGAGGCTACGATTCAGGCGCAAAATTCCGCGTCCTCCGACGCCCAATCACAGGCCACTAGTGACCTTTCTAAGCGGTGGGCAACATGGACGACGGGCGTAGAGACCGAAGACGGCACGGACTACACGGTCGCCGATGACGGCTATTCGTCCAAGTGGAATGCTCAGCTCGCTCAGGCGTGGGCGGTGAAGACTGACGGCAAGGTGACGGAAAACAACCTGGCCGATGGAACTGAGATCGATTATTCGTCGAAGTACTACGCTCAGCAGGCGAAGGCTAGTGCTGACACGGCTGATGCCTCTGAAGCCTCTGCGCTCTCTTCGAAGAACGCGGCGGCATCGAGCGCGGCGGCGGCCAAGACTAGCGAGACGAATTCGAAGGCGAGCGAGGTTGCGGCCAAGGCTTCGCAGAACGCGGCTAAGGCCTCGGAGACGAATGCGAGTGCGTCGGAGACTAATGCCCTTGCGGCTAAGGACGCAGCGGCTACGAGCGCAAGCGCGGCTAAGACGTCAGAAGCGAAAGCCAAGACTTCTGAGACTAATGCGAAGACGTCTGAGACGAACGCGGCCTCATCGAAAACTGCGGCGGCATCCAGTGCGTCGGCCGCGAAGACTAGTGAGACGAATGCCGCATCGTCGAGTTCGGCCGCTGCTTTGTCTGCTTCTGCCGCGTCAACCTCTGCAACGAACGCTTCTAACTCGCAAAAAGCCGCCGCGTCTAGCGCTACCTCAGCCGCTAACGCGCAGAAGGCCGCAGAAGTCGCGCGCGATCTCGCTCAGCAATATGCGTCGCAGAATGCGCATGCTGTCGTTTATGACGCTCAGACGCTCACGACAACCCAGCAGGCGCAGGCGCGAAAGAACATTGGGGCGATTTCGGCAGCCGAGGCCCCCGCCCCCGACCTGACGCCGTACCTCACGAAGGCCGACGCCGCCTCGACGTACTTGGGCATCAACGCCAAGGCGAAGGCCGCAGGAACGGCGGATACGGTGCCTTGGACGGGCGTGAGCGGTAAGCCCAATCTCGTTCGTAGTGTCAACGGAATTTCGCCGGGAACTGATGGGAATGTAACTATTCCTATTCCGGCACGGATGATACCTAACTATAGATCGTACGTTCAAATTGGTGCAGGGGATTACACTCCGAGCGACGATGGTTGGCTGAGACTCGAAAATATGAATAGCGGTGACTATACGGGCGGGAAAGTCATACACAAAGCCAGCGGTGCCTTAATTCTTGAGTTCTATCAAAACAGATACCCTGGGAATGCGACAATGATGGTCCCTGTACGAGCCGGAGAAACATATACCGTTAGCAATCCAGGCAATATTTATTTCCATAAAACGATGTGAATATTATGACCCAAAGATACAAGATTCAAAATGAGAACACCAAAGAGGTGCTTATTGCCATTGGTGAGGACATCGAGTGGTTCGAAGCAATGGGTTATACGGAAGTTGGAGAAGTAGAGCAAGCCTACGATGGACGCTATTACGTCGCGGGCTATGAGCCTGAGATTCCAGATGAAGAGTTGGAGGCAAGGCATCTCGCAGAAGCAAAGCGCGAGAGAGCTGAGCAGGTTGGCGCAATCCTCGTCGAGGTCGATGGGATGGTCTTTGATGGTGGAGAGCGTGCCCAAACTAGAATGGGGAACGCTATTCGCGCGGCTGAGATTTCAGGGCTCTCGTCTTTCGACTGGGTGTTGGCAAACGACGAGGTCGCGACAGTCACGCTTGAGCAACTGAAAGAGGCGTTTGCAAAGTCCGTAGGGACAATGTGTGAGCTCTGGCCTAGACCTTACGAGCGGGCATAACGGCGTTAACTATCGAGAAAGTTGGCACCCCCGCTCTAGGCGATAGGACGATGTCGTCCTCCATGATCAAGCCCCATTCGCAGTTGCTTTTTACGAGCTTTTCCCAACAGGCTGCGTGCGATAGGAAGCATGCAATCTCAGTTGGCCACAGCGCTTTTCTGAAGACGAATTTCTCGGGGGCATCGTAGGGGGCCTCTAGCCGGGCGAGTTCCTCAGAACTCAATTTACGACCGTCTATAGCGTGGATGCGTTGGAAGGAGAGGCCCTGCGCGGAAAGTTGTTTTGAAATCGATTCTAGGCGCTCGGCCGAGCGATCAAGGTTAACCACTAAACGAAGAATGTTGGTTGGGGGGGGGGTAACATCTTGAAACATGTTTGATATGGGTGCAAAAAATGGCTCACGGTTGTTGGCTCACCCATGAGCATGGTACGTATACATAACTTTATCACACCGCCTTTAGGCGGTTTTTTTGTATGTGGGGTTTGACTGTCAAGGCGCTGAAAGATGCGCTCAAGGAAAAGGTGACTGAAATGACGAAAGAAGAAGTGAAGGAATGGCTCGACAAGCTCGGCGTCAAGGTCGAGGAAGTGACGGACGAGCTCATCGCCAAGGTGGAGGCCCAGAAGGCTCTGCTCGATGCGGAGACCCGACGCAAGACTCGGCTCTTCTGGGGACCGGTTGGGCTTTTGATTGGCGCGGTCGTCGGCTATGTTTGCGCGGCCTTTTGCTGAGAACTGCGGGGTTTTTCTTTTCTTTGAGCTTCGCGTCCCTAAACCAACATCGACTCCCCTGAGGATATCCCTCGGGGGATTTTTTTGTGCGTGTGTGCTTGAAGTCTCGTCAGAGACTCAAGGCATGCGGGAGGTTGCATGCCATACAGAGATTTGAGTGACGGGCCGATTCTGGCCGCTGCAACTGGTTTTGCGGCGATCTGCGGTTGGCTTTCGTACCTGCTGAAGGTACAGGAAGGAAAGGCTTTCTCATGGCGAGAGTTTTTGCTTCATGGAGCGATCAGTGCTGTATGCGGGCTGATCAGCTACGAGGTGCTTTTTTACGAAGGGTTCCCGCCGCAGCTGTGTGGGGCCCTGAGCGGCATGGCCGGATGGGGCGGAACTCGCCTGATCAGATTGCTTGAGATCGTACTCGAGAAGCGCCTTGGCGTGGCTAAGGAAGATTTGGACAAGGAGGAAGGCAAGTGAAAAACTTTGGCGAATACGCGCCCGAGTGCGCGATGGATTTCATTGAGGCATGGGAGGGCTGCAAGCTCGTCGCGTACAAGTGCCCTGCGGGCATCTGGACGATCGGCGTCGGTCACACGAAGGGCGTGACGGAGCATGACGAGATCACCTACGAGCAGGCGAGGGAGCTGCTACGACAGGACGTCGAGGAGGTCAAGCGAGGGCTTGCGACTTTCGTCAATGTTCACGTGACTGAAGGGCAGTTCGTGGCATTGGTGAGTCTGGCTTTTAACGTGGGCGTGAGCTACGTCGTTCACCAGTGTCCGCGCCTCATGCGTTCGCTCAATGCAGGCGACGTTGAAGCCTGCGCCCACGAATTCCTCGACATCAACCGCGCAGGCGGGAAGGTGCTTGCGGGCTTGACCGAGCGCCGCCGCGCCGAAGCAAAACTCTTTCTCTCGGAGGTCTGAACATGGTCTATCTGAAGTGGCTGGCGCTCATGCCCGCGTCGTTCATTATGGCCATCGTCGGCCGCCTGCTTGCGCCTTTCCTGCCTTTCTTCGCGACGGAAGATAACCGCCTGCCTGATTGGTTATCGTGGTTTGCGACTGACGATAACGATTTAGACGGCGACGCGGGTCACTGGAAGCGTTGGCCGGGCACTGATTGGTGGAGTACGTACAAAAGGCGCGTCGCCTGGCTCCTTAGGAATGTCTGCTACGGGTTCGACATTCAAGTGCTGGGCGTCCCTGTTCACACGTCTGACGAATGGGATGTGACGGGTAATCCTGACGCTTCCGACACGAATGGGATTTCGGGTACGTGCCGAAGGAAGTGCCGCCGCAATGGCAAGCTCATTGCCTTCCAGCTTTATTACATCAAGCATTACGCACTTTTCGGCAGATCGTGCTGTATCCGCGCTAATTTTGGGTGGAAATTGTGGGGTTCGAGAGAAAAAATCTCCCAGTACGTAGGAATCTACTTCAACCCGATCAAGGGCTTCGACCTATGAGCGAGGAGTGGCGGGAGCGTTTGGCAGAGGAGCTTGACCAACTGCGCGAGCGGCTAGGGCGGCTTGAGAGGTACCTGTTCTCGGACGGGTTCTACCGCCTGAGCGCTCGGGAGCAAACCCTGCTGCTAGCACATCAGTTTTTCATGGACGCCTACGCGAAGATCCTGCGCGAGCGACTGGAGGAAAGATGAGATCGAACATCCTGAAGGCTCTGGGCGTTCTCGGTGCGGGTCTTGCCTGCGCTGTCGCGGGCTACCAGTTTGCTGCCGCCCTGTACGGGCAGGACATCGCTGAACTGCGCGAGGATTACGCTACCCGTGCGCGGGAGCTTGAGGAGCAATATCGTGAAAAGGAAAGTCTGGCCAATGCGAAGGTGCGAGCGGCGTGGGAGGAGCGTGACATTGCTCTTGCCCGTGCTAATGATTTGTCTGATGATGTTGCCCGGGTGCGCCTCGAGGCCGACGCCGCCCGCCGTCGGCTGTCCGCAGTCACCGCTGGTTCCAGCGACGCTGAAAGAAAGCAGCTTGCCCGAAGTGCAGAGCTTGTCGAACGAGGCGCAGTCCTACTTCAAAGATGTGTCCGACTTTCTCAGAGAGTTACAATCGACAAGGACGCCGTAGTCAAGATTACGGACGGGCCTTAACAACCGTGTGGTAAACTCGACTTAACAACACTCGGCACGCCTCTCGTTGACGCGCAACCCGCCGAGTTACCCGCCCCTAAGAGCTAAAAACCGCCTCGGAACCTAGACGTCAGTCCGTTGCGGACTCAGGTGCAACTCCTGAGAGGGGAGCCAATTCCATGCCCTCGAATCATTGCCGATTCGGGGGCATTTTCGTGGCGTCACGAAAATGGTGGGTGAGAAAATGGGGTAGGCGTCTAGATCCGCTTTTTTAGCCCCGAAACCGTTGCGGCGCAACGTTTGAGGGATGGCGCCTAAACCTGTTGTATAATAGAAAACTCCTAAAAAAAGTTAAACCTCCTCCGAGGTAGTTGGCGCTACCTCGGATTTTTTGCGGCGGTTTTTCCGTGACTCGGTA